ACACATGAACAGTCAATGTTGCCGAGCTAGAGCCGTTGGTATTCAACACGCTGATTGTTTTGAGAATAGATGTGGCGCCTTGAGGACACTCGTAAATGTCCGTAATGCTCGTGCCTGTGAGCGTCTTAATAGCATTTTGATACGTCTGAGGCATTACGACATAAACCAAGACACAGCTTGTGCGTCATCTTCTACGTCGTTCTTAGAAGGTATTAGCTCCAAAACAATGCGCAGCTGATTGATTAAACGTATTTGATATTCCTCTGAGTATTCAGTGGGAGGCAACTCCAAAGGTATTCGGAACTCTGCACCACTTGCCGTTCTAGTACTCATCGTCTGCCATCCTGCCTAACGTCTAAACGAACATCCCCTAAACGCCATCCGTTTTGAATGTCTGTGCTTTCTACCCGAACTCTGACCTGTCTTGCTCTTGCTCTAACATTAGACATTGCAAACTCGGAAGTTGGAGTGACTGATGTTGTGGAGGCCGTTGAAAGCGTACCTCCAGCATTATCTCTCACCTTAATACTATAATCTAAAACAGGTGAGTCTGATTCACCTACAAACAAACAATCAGGCAATAGTCGCCGCACAAACGCAAAGTGATCACCATCTGAAATATCAAAATCTGCTGTCTCTATAAAAGCAGTTAATGCCTGACCATCATCATCAAAACCAGTTTCATGACTAAATACATAACCCACATCGCTAGTAGTTTTTACTGCAATAGGTGTATCTGCTGAAGCCGCAGCATCATCCCAAGCATCTCTCGCTAGGTCTGATATTGACCAAGCATTTTCTTCATAGTTATATACAACCATACGATCACAAACCGTTGATGAAGCTGAAGGATAAAACCATCCAACTTCATTAAATGCTGTATTAGCAAATGCAACTACTTGTTCTGCTTGTGCTTCTGCAAAGTCATCAAACACATACGCTCTAACAGTGCAGGGTAATACTTTTGCCGCACCTGCGTATGCATAAAAATTGCCGCGATCCATAAAAAATATAACGTTGTTTGCTGTTACGGCAGCATTTGGCCCTATCAAGCTGACACCATCTGTAATCAAATTAGCCTTAAATACAAATGGAGCGCCCACAAACTGGACACTATACAAAGCATTATCTGTCCAAATAGCTATTTCTTGTCTGCCTCTAACTGCGCCTATAATAGTAGAGCCGACAGATAGCTTTAAATCGCCTGCTGTATTTGTTGTCTTTGGAGTCCAATCCAATACATTTTCTTGTGTACACCACCTAATTTGCATTGGATCTAAGTTGCTTTCAAAAATAGGATTACAACCAATAGCAAGAACATGACGATCTTGTGTAGAAACAACTATCTGTAAAACCTCAGATGGTGGATTAGATGCTCCTGCAATTGTTGATAGCTCTTTTGCCCTATTGCTGGGAGAAGTTGCATCCCATAAAAATATCGCGCCTAGCCGCGCATTTAAGACTAAATCTTCACCAAAGTTATCAAGCGACCATAAACGAAGAGTATTTGCCACAGTATCACCAGCCGCTGTACCCCAAGTACCATCACCCCATGGGCCAGATGACCAACCTCCACCCGGAACAGCAACATCTAAACCAATGTTAATTTGATAAGTTGCTACAGTAGAACTGCCGCCATTACCAGTATCACTAGCATTAGCGGTAACCGTATTACCGTCTGTGTCTTTTGCTGTAATAGTAAATGTGTTGGCGTCAGTAATTGATGTAATTTCATATTCCTGATTTAACACAGCGGCTGTTATTAAACCGCCCAGTGATGCGGCGCTACTAAAAGTAACAAAGTCTCCTAAAACAGCGCCATGCCCAGTTTCAGTAACGGTAAGTACTGATGATCCATTAGATGCACTAAATGTAGGATCTCCGGCGCCTGACGTTAATCTAATAGGTGTAACATCAATAAAGCTGTTACCAGAAATAATGTATGTTTTTTTAGTAGTGCCAAGTCCAATGTATCGTAATCCATTGTTAGCAGCCCATTGCTTTATCTTTCGGCAAACTCCTACAAAAGAGTTCTGATATTTCTTAACCCAGCCACCCATTTTTTCTGGGCGACCTGCTCTGAATCTTATAAAACCTGCATCAAAAAAACGGCCCTCATTGCTATATGCAGTGCCTTCTTTATGAATGCCAGATTGAAAATTAAATCTTTTAAGAGTCATAGCACTGTTTAAACGCTTTCATTAGTTATCTGCCTCGCGCCATATATGCCGTAGCCCCAAAGTATAGCCCTACTATAGATGCTTGGCTAAGGAACAACATATCGCTCAAAGACGCCAGAGTGGACAAACGAGACTCAGGAATGAAGGGCAAAAGTGGTAAAAGAGCGAAAACCACCATACTGCTAAGACTAACCCAAGCCATTCGGCGTTGACTGTCTGCTTTCTCTTCACGCAATTCGATCTCAACAAGCTCTTGATTTCTTTGTAATTCTTCATCGCTTACGACCCCATCTCCGTCTAGGTCGTATTGAGCATACCTTGATTTAGGTTCTAATTTTTTAGGACTCATGACTACTCCGGTTTCTTCGGATCACGAAACAGTATCTTAGTTCCAGCATCTGATTGCGGTATTTCACGGATCGCGCAATAAGTGGAGAAAAATCGGTTATTGCTTAGAAGCTCATTGATCTTACCCACCGATTGAGCATTGAGCGCGTTGCTGTACTCAAGGCATGACGTAAGTTCTTGAAAGTAAAACTCTTGCCCCGTAGGTTGCCCACGCTCAAGAACGATCAGTACAAAAACCATCATCGTCATGCTTTAAGATCCACGATATCTTGTCGAAAAACTTTTGGAATTGAGGTCTGCACCTCGCCATTGCGAAACTCGTACACAAACTCAAAGTAGCGACTCACTGCTTCCTTTTGAACAAGAGACACTCGCGAAATAGAATCTACCCTATAGGCGTCATGAATCTCTTTGGGCCTATAAAGCGGAGCGTTCACACTATTTGGGAAGGGGGGTAGTTCCATTACAACCTACGTTTTTTCTCAACAACCTGAGCTTTGACAGCCTTGGGTCTGAGTAGTTCCCAACTGAGTAGTTCTACATCAAGCTGATGTGCGGTGCCTAAAACGCGAGACATGGTGTTCTGAACATAAATCATCCCGCCATACTCACACTGCCTGTAGTTGTACCGCATCCACTCTTTTGCGATGCAGTGGCGATACTGTGGCGGATTAACCAGTTCCAACATCCGCCATTCCCTAAGATCACAAAACAGGTTGGGATTGGCAGGATCGTATTTTAGTTTTGATTCTTCAGCATTATTTCGATCAGTTGTTGGAGCTTCGCGTCGCTCGCTTTCGCTGTCTCGGCCTGTTCCGCCAATGAGTCTACGATAGCCTCTATTTTTGTCGCATTGACTGCTGCTAATTTTCCCGTGGCTTGTGCCTCGGCAACAGTCTTTTCGACAACTGCTTCAATGCGGTCAACTTCTTCTTGTGTTGCCTGTGCTCTAGCTTCAGATGCTCCCCACACAACAGCACCTGAGAGAATCGCTAGAAACGCTGGCAATGCCCACGTTGGGACACGGATTCCTTCATCTGACATATCAACCTCCTAAAAATTGTGGCACCAAAATGCTCACTACAATTAAACCAATGATCCACCAAAGCCTGTTGCCAAAGCGGTCAATCTTTTCATCCAGCCTATCAAAACGCTTAGAACCATCTTTCAGGCGTTCTTCTATACGCTCATATCTCAACGCACACTCTCTTTCATGTGTATTGATTTCCTGTAACGCTTTATCGCCTTTGTCCAAGCCCCATTCCTCTGCCATTGCGAGATAGCACATTACTATTCTTTTGCTTTGCCAACATTTAACGCCAAGGCTTCAATCACAGGGTAGATGTACTTCGCCATGAAAGCATCGTCCTTGGGAGTGGGCGTGGCAGCACAGATCGCACTTGCGACAACGGACAACGTAGTAAGCGTAGTTACAATCTCCATCAAACTCATTAGTATTCCTTAAACCCTTCGGGCATACCTTGTGCAAACTTCGTCTTTACAGTGGTGTGATGCGGCAACGTCTCAGAATCTTTAACCTGCTGCTCTCTAAAACAATTTAAGTTGGCCGCTACAGTGCGGCGCTCACCTTCACCTCGGAATGGATAGACCATGTGTTGCATCCAAGATGGGAACATATAGAGCTTACCTACCTGTGGGCGTACC